TGAGGCTATGACATGAAGGAGATTCACCATGAACCAAGCATCGCCAGGTCATGGTGCTACCATTGTAGCACATCATTCATGCCAGGCCACACCGGCCCAGATACTCCGTCAACCGACGCACATCGCCTGGCGCGAGTATCATGTACTCATCGCCCATCAGAAGCATGAGGTGGCCGCTGTCCCACAGCGCAAATCGTGCGCGCGGGGCCGCGGTCTCCGCTGGCGCATCGACGAGCGAACCGCGCGGGCTGTCCGGGTCCGCCCATTTGCGGATCAGTCCCACAATGTCGGCTTGCTCCGCCGGCAGGCTATCCGTGGCTGTCGCGGGTTCTGCCGGCGAGATGTCCCAGTGCACCGCACGCCGCTTATTGCTGGTGCCGATCACCCTCCTGCCTATCAACCCCTGCCCGGCCAGCGACTGTAGGCACTTGCGCACGCTCTCGGTGCCGGCGGCATCCGGGCATTGCTCGGCTATCTGCTCGACGGTGAGCGGCGCATCCTCCGACACTCCGGCCAGCGCACGCAGCACTTGATCGCGCACGACGCCTGGGCGGGCGCAGGATTCCGTGTGTGTTATGGCTTCCATGGGGTTCTCCTGTCGTGGTGTGGATGGTGGGATATCCGGCACGCGGTACGATGTGCCGCGCGGCTGTGGCGGGATCCCGGTGAGCCAGTAGATGTCTCGCCACTGCGCCCCGTCCGGGCTGGTCCTGACGTGACCTACGGCACAGCGGCTCACGAGATCATCGAGCGCCGCAGTGATGTCCTCCAGCGGCACGAGCTGAGACGGTAGCCGTCCGGATATCTCCCACACCTGCATCGGCTGCTGCGCGCTGCTGCCGGACAGGGCGGTGAGCACTGCGTCAGTGAGATCATGCATGTCTGCAATTCCTGCTACAGCTCGGCCAGGCGCTGAAGGGTTTTGGACCCACGCAGCTTCCGCATCGCCTTTTCCTCGATCTGCCGGATACGATCTTTTGAGACGCCGAGCAGCTCACCACACTCTGTTTGGCTAAGATCGCACTCATACCGCATCCTGATCACCTCACGCTGTAGCGGATGCAGGCCACGCAGCGCATCCATTACGATCTCTTTCGTCTGCTCCTGCTCAATCCGCGAATGGTCATCCAGGCAGTATCGATCCTCCGCCGGGAGCATTGCGACTACCTGCTCATAATCCATCTCCAGCGATGCGAAGTTCTTCTCGAGCGGATATAGCTGTTCGGCGCTCCACAAATCATCCGGCAGCTTGCCGAGCACTTCACACAGTCGGCTTGCGGTTTTTGTCAGGGTCCCGTCCGACTTGATCGGGATGTCGGTCATGTTGATCAATCTGTTCACAACCTCGTAACACAACCCCTGATCGGCGCACCACTTGCCACCAGGCGTTCCCCCGGCCTCCTCGATCGCCTGCAGAATCCTATTGTTCCTAACCTTGATCGTTACCCTGTAGTCTTTTGCCATGACGCACCTCAAAACGGGATATCCTCATCCATGCCGGCAATATCGCGGTTCGCCTGCCTGCCCGTGTGCTCGCGCTTCTCCTGGTGCGACTGGTCACCGTCCTCACGCTGCCGCGGCGCCAGCTCGATGTGCAGGACGACACACGCCAGACGCGGCTTGCCATCCTCACGCATCTCGACGTGCGGGTCGCGGCACACGACGTGGACCGCTGTGCCCTTGGTGAGGTATGGCGCGAGCCGCTCGGCGGCCTCGCCAAACATCGACGCTGCAATCCACTGTGTCTCGCGCTTGCCATCATCCTTCTTGCGGCCGTAGTCGTAGGCCAGCCACAGAGACGCGATAGGCGACCCGGTCGATGTGTAGCGCAGTTCTGCGTCCCGGCCTAGCCGGGCAAGTCCTGTGAGTAGCATGTGATGCCCCCTATCTGATGTCGATGCGTTGCGTGCGCACCAGGCGCACACCTGGGATATCCGCGCCATCCTTGAGCGCGTCGGCGATTGCCCGCTTGTCGGGCTCCGGTGGCGGCGGCTCCGGTGTGCGCATGTACTGCGCAGGGATCAGGGATGCGTCGTCCACCACCACGGCGGGCGGATTGTCGCGGATCGCGAGCACGAGGTGAGCCGACTCTATCCGGCTGATACCGGCGCGGATCATGCAGTCGCGCAGGTATGCGCGCACACGCTCGGCGCGGGCCTCCAGCGCGGCTCTCCGGCGCTCCATGTCGGCTATTGCGTCGCGGATCGCATCCGCAGTGGCCTCCAGATTGCGCGCAGCCATGGCCACATGCACCGCTTTGGCCTCCAGCGGTGCGCGCAGCACATCGAGCGCCTCGATGACCGCATCGTCCGACACGTCGAGGTCGGAGATGCGCTCTGCGGCGGCGAGATACTCGCCGGTCAGTGTGTAGAGTGTCGGCAGCATGTCACACCTCCACGGTCACTTTGGTGAGCGCGGCTTTGCGCGCGTCTTTGGCGCGGCCCACATCCTCCATCGCCTGCCTGTCGCCGGCATCTCTGGCCGCCCTGTAGGCGGTCTCGTACACCGCGCGTAGCTCGTCCATCGTGGATGCGGCATCGATCGCCGCAAGATGGTCGGCCATGGCGGTCTGCGTCATCTGTGATGGTGCCGCACCCTCGCCGGACTCCAGCCACTCGAGCAGCATCCGCCCGGTGTCGGGCGTGACCACGAAAGGATCGCGACCCATGAGCAGCCCGGTGCGGTCCTTCGAGGCGGTTGCGAAATGCCCGTCGTGCGTGAGGTCGAGCACGATGCTCATCTCGTATTCGATGCCCTCACGCTGCTCTGGCCTGGTACCGAGCTTGACGACGGTCTTTTTGCCGCCGACATCCTGCTGCGCAGTCTCGGTCTTCGACCGCAGGGTCGCGATGACGTGCATGGGTGACTGCATCATCGCGTCGATCAGCGCCCGGTGCCGAGGCGTCACCTCTGACCAGGCCGACCAGGTATTGCCCCGGTACTTGGCCGACGCAATGGCGTCGACCATCTCCAGGCATCCACCCACCCCGCTCCATTCGTGCGTGAGCGAATCGATGACGAGGGTGGCGTATCCACCATCCTCGGCCGCCCGGATCGCCTCGATGTAGCGCTCCGGGGTGTATGGCGCACCCAGGCTCAGTGTGTCGAATGCCGGCGGGCGGATCGTGCGCCCATCCGGCAGCGTGATGTCGCCAGCGTACATGCTGGCGCTGTCACGCTCTGTGTCGATGACCGCGATTGACCCGCCCAATCCCTGGGCGAGCAAAAGTGCCGAGAGCGTCTTGCCCGACCCGCTCGGGCCGGTGAGTGCGAGCCGCAGTTTTGCTTTTTTGCGCGTCGCGCGCGCGAATTTCATCATGGTGCATCTCCTTCTCAATAATCATCGAGCCAGTCTCTGCCCACCACTGTAGGCCGCGATCGTCGTCCGTCATGATGCCCTCACCATGCGCAGGTAGATGCGCACCATGTCGTCATGGGTCGGCCACCTGCCGTAGAGGCAGCGCGCCACTGTGTGCAGCGCCACTAGGCGCCGTGATGTGTACATGTCATCCCTCCATGTCAGTGTGATCTTGATCGCGCGGCGGCTCAGCCATCCGCACGGCCCAATACATGAGCCAGGCCCGCCAGCGCGGCACACCCTCGGCGCGCATCGCATCGCGGAAATGCAAGGCTGCCTCAGCCCAGCTCATCAGTCCATGCCGGTGCAGGACGCGGCACAGGAAATCGTGTAGTGCGGCGCTCAGGTGCGCCGTGTCGCCCGTTAGCCAGTAGGCGAGCGGGATTCGCGGCACAGAGGCGAAATCGGTCTCGAATCCCGCCGGCACGAAAAATGTGCGACCGTCCCTGGCCACGTAGACGAGCGGCTCGGCAAGCGCCCACTGAGCGCGGCCGGCGCTGCTGGCCTCACGGATTTTGACCACTTTGGGGTTGGTCATGAATCGCGGCCGCATGTCTCATCCTCCTGCACCTGCACGCCATACTTGCGCGCGATGCGGTCGATGACCTCCTGCACGCGCGCACTCAGCATGGCGCGCGCTTTGGAGTTCAGATGCGCTTTGCACGCCTCAACACCGGCGGCAATCAGCTCGTCGCGCTCGGGTTGGGGTATGGGGTATGGGATGCGTGTCTCCATGCGCACCTCCTACAGCGCCCAGTCGACGCGCCGGCCCTGCTCGGCAAGCTCGTCGGCCTTGGCGTCACAATAGGCCTCAATGTATTCGTCGAGGCGCCGATCGACCAGCGCCTCAATGTGGCGCACCATCGCCATGATCACGATCATGGCGATGTCAGATGCGCATCTCAGCGTGATGGTGAGCCCGTCTCCCCTCCCGCTCATGGTCACGCCGTTGCGTACAGCGTGCATGAGCACGCTGGCATTGTGGACATCGAGGCAGTCGATGGCCTCGATGAGATCGCCGAGCGTGCACTCGTCGATGCACTCGGCCCGGAATCGCTCACGGGCCGCCTCGATCTCCGCCTCGGTCGGGCGGAGGCTGGACAGTGGGATGGGATCCTGCATGATCATGGTGCTCTCCTTGTAATAGCCGCAACGGCGCGGCAATCATCAGTATACACGCAACAATGCGCGTGTCAAGATCAGGTTGTTATTTTTTTTCCTTGCGCAATCCTCGCGCATGTGCTATCATGGGAACTCCACGCATTGTATGAGGAGAGACATCATGGACTGGGATTGGCTCGTCGGCCGGCACCTGAGCATGGGCCGGGTGGACGCGGTCGCAGGCGATATAGCGACCGTCTCACATCATGGACACGCGCGTCTCGTGCGCGTGTGCGACCTGCTACGCGAGGATTACACGCAACGCAGCATGGCCAGACGCGAGGTAATCACGCCTCTACGCGCAGCGCGACTGCGACGACGGCTGTCGCTCGACGCCGCCGGCGAGATGGTGGGCACCTGTGGACCCAATCTCAGCCGCATCGAGCGCGGTATGGCCAGGCCCAGCAAGCGCATGATCACAGAGCTGGTTCGCCTCTACGAGGGCGATGTGACGGAGATGGAGATCATGTTCCCGGAACGGTACATCGGAGGCCCGCATGATCGCGGGATATGATATGCCATGCGCACCATGCACCTGTTCGCCGGCGCCGGTGGCGGCCTGCTTGCCGACCTCATCCTCGGACACACGCCAGTTGTTGCTGTGGAGTGGAATCCATACGCCTGCCAGGTTCTGCGGGAGAGAGCTGCGGACGGATGGTTCCCAGACCTGCACGTGTGGGAGGGAGACGTTCGGCTGTTCGATCCATCCGAATACGCCGGCCGCGTGGATTGCATCCATGCGGGATTCCCTTGCCAAGATTTGTCACTCGCTGGGCATCGATCCGGACTCGGCGAAGGCACGCGAAGCGGGCTATACCGGGAAGTGCTCCGAATCGCTGGCGTGGTACGACCCAGATACTTGTTCCTGGAGAACGTGGCAGCAATCCTTTCTGGAGGGCTTGGCACTGTACTCGGAGATCTGGCCGCGCGCGGGTATGATTGTCGCTGGTGTTGCCTGGAGGCATCGGGAGTCGGAGCGCCGCATCAACGCGACAGGTGGTGGTGCCTTGCCACGATGGCGGACGCCGGTAGCGAGCGATGCGGCGAGTCATGTCATGGGCAGGCGGGACAGCCGCGGAGCCCCACAGTTGTCTGCGCAAGTGATGATGTGGCCGACGCCATCAGTAAACGGCTGGAAGGGCGGCAGTATGGCAGGGCAGCGACGCGGACAATTGACGGACCCGGCGATGGGCGCGATCCCGGCTGGTGGCAAGCTGAACCCGACGTGGGTCGAGTGGTTGATGGGTTGGCCTCTCGGGTGGACCGCATCAAGGCACTGGGCAACGGCCAGGTGCCGCTCCAGGCGGCCGTTGCGTGGAAAATCCTCGGAGGTGAATGAATGAGATCATATTCCAAGGTTTCCAGCTCGTTCTGGACCGGCAGGACAGGGCGGGCGCTGCGCGGAGACTGCGATGCGCAGATCGTCGCCCTGTACCTGCTGACATCTCCGCACGCGAGCATGATCGGCGTCTACCATTGCCCCATCCTGTACATCGCGCACGAGACCGGCATCCCCTTCGAAGGGGCTTCGAAGGGGCTTCAGAGGCTGGTGGAAGGGGGGTTTTGCACCTACGAAGAGGATACCGAGACGGTGTGGGTGCATGAGATGGCGCGATTCCAGGTCGGCGAGTCGCTGAAGGCGAATGACAACAGGGTGAAAGACATCCAGAGGCAGTTCGCCGAAATCCCAGAGGGCAAGATTCGGCGCGGGTTCTACGAGAGATATAAGGATGCCTATATCCTTAATAAGCCCCCTGGTGAGGCATCGGAAAGCAAGCCCCTTGCAAGCCCCTTGCAAGCCCCTTCGAAGCCAGGAACAGGAACAGGAACAGGAACAGGAACAGGAACAGGAACAGGAGCAGGAACAGGAGCAGGAGAGTCTGGTGCGCACACCGACGACCAGCCCGATCGCCGACGACCGGATGCGCCGCCTTCGGCGTCGCCGCGACTCGCGCGCGGCACACGCCTGCCTGCTGACTGGCAGCTGCCGGACGAGTGGGCGGAGTGGGCGCTTGCGGAGCAACCGACGTGGACGCCATCCCATGTGCGCCACGTCGCGGACTGCTTCCGCGATTACTGGACTGCCAAGGCCGGGCAGCACGCATGCAAGACGGACTGGCTGGCGACTTGGCGAAACTGGGTGCGCAGCGAAGGCGGCAGGACGAACAACCGGAGGACCATCCATGACGAGAGAGCCCACACAATCGCCGTGCTCACCGGCCGCGCCACGAGCGGGCGCATCATCGACATCCCGCCAACCGCTGCCAGCGGCCTGGATTGAGCGCATATTCGCCCGTCTGTCGGCCTTCTACGGCACGCGCTTCGCCGACGCTTGGCGCGGCTGCGACCTGGGGGATGTCAAGGCGGTATGGGCCTGCGAGCTGGCCGGCTTCACAGGGGAGGAGATCGCCAGGGGACTCGATGCCTGCCGGCTGCGCGACTGGCCGCCGACACTTCCCGAGTTCGTGCGTCTGTGCCGCCCGCCCATCGACTACGAACGCGCCTTCCTCGAGGCCGTCGAGCAGATGCACCGGCGCAAGGCCGGCAACGACCGGTGGAGCAACCCGGCGGTCTACTGGGCGGCGGTCGACATCGGCAGTGACCTGATGTCCCGCTCCTACCCGGAGATCAAGTCGCGCTGGCAGGCGGCAGTAGACCGCGCCGTCGATGGCGTGCGCTCCGGCGAGCTGCCGGCGGTCATCCCGCCGCGCTACGACGCCCTGCCCGCACCTGGCCGGCAGACCACGCCACAGGTGGCGGCACAGCATCTGACCGCCATCAAAGCGATGCTGGCCCGTAAGCCAACATCCACGCGGACATGCCCCCAGGACGCGCCAGAATCGCCTACGTTGAGTTCTGGATGCGCGGTGGCTACCATCGCATAGGGTTGCTGCAGATTGTCGATCCTAGGCGATTGTGACGCGAAATAGAGGCATGTCCGAGGGCGACGAAATCGGGAAATGTGACCTATGCCGGACAGGGGGTGTCCGATACCATCTCGGGCGCACATGCTGCCGGGTGCGTCTCCTGCTCGCCGAGCCGAGGAGGTCGGCGCGCATCGGGTGGCTGCAGTACTGGCGCGGGCAGAGTCCGGGCAGGGCAGATGTTGTGGAGAGGATCGTGCGGGAGATGTGGCGCAGATGATTTTGGAGGAATGGAAAATGGGTTTTTCGGATGAATATGTAAGGACGGGAAACGCTCGCTATGAGCGCATGGCAGTCGTCAAACGCATCATAAATGAGGCTACTGCTGCGTGTGAACGCGCAAAGTTGCAAGCAGACGATCTTGGCATTGATGCAGCAGGTATCGAAGATGCCCAGCGCGAGCTTAACGAAGCGTTCGTCAGGCTCGATACCGCGCGGTTCTTCAAGGATATGGAGGCAGTCCAAGAATATGCTAATTATTGTGCAAAATGTTGTGCGCAACGCTCAGTTTTAATGTGCGCGTCTGAGCACGCTAGCGCAGCAGAAATAGATGTCGTGCGAGGTTTGGCGTGTGCTATTGCGTCCGTCGCTGCAGCTTGGCTGACTTTAAGCAGAGCCGCGCTGACAATCAACATGGATGCAAGAGCCGAAAAACTTGGGATCAGGAAATGACATGGTCCGCGCGAGAGTGATCGCACGCGGCCGCATCAGTCCGGCGGTGCGCAGCAGCACCGAGGCGCAGTACGAGCAGGTGCTGGCGGCGCGGCTTGCGTGCGGCGAGATCGCCTGGTATCGCTACGAAGGGGTCAAGCTGCGGCTTGCAGACGCTACCTTCTACACGCCGGACTACGTTGTGATGCTGGCCGACGGCACCATGGAGGTGCACGAGGTCAAGGGCTTCTGGCGCGATGACGCCAGAGTCAAGATCAAGGTCGCCGCTGAGATGTACCCCTTCCGTTTCATCGCCGTCAGCCAGCGCCCGAAGCGGGATGGCGGCGGGTGGGAAATCGAGGAGATCGGGGCGTGACTCAGACGCCTTTCTCCGTGCTCTTCGGCGGATCGATGATGCCGTCCTGTATCCAGGTTAGGTATTTCCGAATGGCAATCCCGGCCTGCTTGGCGGTCGGCTCGGCAAACCCGGCCTCGCACATGGCCGCCATGAACCGCTCGATGCTGTGTTGGTCCTGCAACCACACGAGATGATGACGGGCCTCGTCTTCGGTGGCGAATTCCTGCCCGTCCGGCGTCACGTACCTGGTCACCGCTTGCATGGAATACTGCATGTTGGCCTCCTTACTTCCTTACCTGCTATCATAGCGCAGACATGTCCTGAAAGGAAATCGCAATGGAGTCATTCATCGAATTCATCTGGTGTCTGGAATTCCTGGTCGGCCTGTTGCTCGGATCGGCGCTCGGGCTGGTGCTGTCCGGCATGCTGATCGCCGCGAAAGACGTCGATGATGCTGCGGCGCCGGTGACGGACGAGGCACCAGGCGAAGTGCCGCGAATCGACTTCGCTGATTTCTTCAACAGGGCGCAGCGATAATGTTGACTTGCCAAACGCGTATTCCTATGCTAAATGCGGAATGCGCGGATTGCGCATAAGGACCGTCCGGAACGCAACCGGGTTACCAAACTGCGATGCTGGAGTGGTCACCAGCAGGCCGTTTTAGGGGTCGGCTCCCGGTTTTATAGGAGCCATTGCCATGACCACCATCATCACCCCCGACCTGGTCGCGAAGGAATTCGCCGACCTGCTGCACAACAACCTGTCTTTCGTGAAGCGCGTCAACCGCCAGTACGACGACACGTTCGCCAAATCCGGCGCCAAGATCGGTGCGTCTCTGCGCATCCGCAAGCCGGCCATGTACACGGTCGGACGCGGCCCAACCGTCACGCCGCAAGTGCACACCGAGCAGGTCGCCACGGTGCGCGCAACCATCCAATCGCACATCGCCGTGGACTTCCTGACGGCCGACCTGACGCTGCGTCTGAACAAGTTCTCCGAGCAGGTGCTGGAGCCTGCTGCGGCGCAGCTTGCCGCCATCATCGACTGGGATTGCATGCGCCTGGCGATGGGCATCTCCCCAGGCAACGACTACACCGGTACGGCCTATGTGCCGGAAGGCGCGACCGGCAACGTCGTCGGCGCTCCCGGAACGGTACCGGCATCCGCGCTGACCTGGCTTCAGGCCGCCGCCGTGCTGGACGAGGGCACCGCCCCGCGCGACGGCAACCGTTTCGCGGTGCTGAACCCGGCAACCAACGCCGCCACGGTCAACGCTTTGGCTGGCCTGCTCAACCCGACCGGCAAGGTCAGCGCGCAGTACTCCGACGGCGTGATGTCGCAGGGTCTGGGCCTGGAGTTCGCCATGTCGCAAAGTGTGCCGCTGTTGACGGCGGGCACGCACAACACGGCCTATGTGACCAACCATTCCTCCGGCATCACCGAGGGCCAGACTTCCATCACGGTGGCCACCGGCACCGGCACAATCGCCCAGGGCGAGGTGTTTTTCATCAACGGCATCTTCGCGGTCAACCCCGAGACCAAGCAGATCATCTACCGTCCTGACGGCATGCCCATGCCGCGCCCGTTCGTGTGTCGGGCCGCATACTCCGGCGGCGCCGGCAACGTGCTTCTCACCGAGCCGATCTTCACCGGGGTTTCCGGCGCGTTGCAAAACTGCTCGGCAGCCTCCGGAGCCGCCGGCATCTGGCACAACCAGGCCATCACCTTCGTGCAGGGCGCCAGCGTCGTCGGTATCCAGAACCTGGCTTTCCACCGCGACGCATTCGTGTTCGTCACCGCCGACCTCGAAGACGTCTCGGCGATGGGCGCATGGGGCGCGCGCACAGTGATGGATGGCATCTCGCTGCGGGTCGCCCGCCAGTGGAACGCACAGAACGACCGGGTGACCTGCCGCTTCGACGTGCTGGCCGGCTTTGCGACGGTGCGCCCGGAGTATGCCTGCCGCGTGCTTGGCTAACTGAGAGGAGACCGACATGCGCGCATTCACCTCTTTCATGCCGCGCGGCAATCTGCGCAATATCGGTGCGGTGGCGCTCAACCTCGACCCGCCGAGCGTCGGCGCAAACACGACAGGCACATTCACCGCGACTGTGCCTGGCGTTTTGCCCGGCGATATCGTGTTCGTCAACAAGCCGACCGCGACGACCGGATTGGGCATCGTCAATGCCTTCGTCTCCGCAGTCAACACGGTCACGATCCAGCTGATGAACAACACGGCCTCCGCCATCGATGCACCGCTCGAGCGCTACCTGATTCTGATCGTCCGCCCCGACCACGCGGCGAACGCGGCGTAGCGCCCCGGCCTACTGGGGCGCGTTGACTGGAGAGTCTAGGCATGTCCGATACGGAAGAGAAAGTCACGTCCCCGGAAACCGAGGAAATCGCAGCGGAACAACAGGCTGAACAGCAGTCCCCTGCCGAACAGCCGGCCAAGGTGGAGGCCCAGGCCGAAGCCAAGCCCGAAGCCAAGGCCGAGCAGCCGAAGCCGAAGGAACGCGCGCGCAGTGCCGACAGGATCAACGCCCTGTTGGCGCAGCGCGCGGAACTGCAACGGGAAGTCTCGCTGCTGAAAGAGCAGCTAGCGAAAGAGACCAAGCCGAAGCTGGAGGACTTCGACCACGACGTCGAACAGTACACCGAGGCGGCGTCCAAGCACATCGTCAAGGAGATGTACACCGACACGGTTGCGCAGAAGATCGAGGACATCAACAACGCAGCCATGCAGGAAATGGTCGCCACCTTCTGGGACGGCGCGGCCGACGCGCGGCAGCGGCTGCCAGACTTCGACAAGGTCGTCGCCGATCCCTCCAACACGTTCTTTGACGGCCCTGTCCTAGAATTGGTCGTCTCCGCCGAACACCCGCACGACATCGCCTACTATCTCGCCAACAACAAGCAGGACGCGCGACGTATCGCATCACTGCCGCCGCATCTGCAAGGCGCGGCGATTGCGCGGCTGGACATCGAGGTGGCAAGACGCGCGGCAGCAGCCGCCGCCAGTGCCGCCCCGCCGCCGCCGGCATCGCGCCCGACCGGGGCAGGGGTCGGTACCCAGGACTACAGCAGGATGAGTATGAGCGAGTTCCGCCGCTTGCGGGCGAAAGAGCGCGCCGAAGAGAAAGAGTCGCGGCGCTTCTGACGGAGGTCTGCCATGCCGATGAACACCGCGCAAGACCTGATCGATTCGGCCTTGCGCCTGGCGGGGTTGGTCGACCGCGACAGTACCCCATCGACCAGTCTGCGCCAGAACGGGCTCGATGCCCTGAACGGCATCATAGATTCCCTCGTGCTCAACCAGCTTGCCGTCTACCGATACGATGACGAGCAGGTGACGGTATCGGCTACCGAAACCAACTGGGGTCCGGGTAGCGGCGGCATCACCAGCACGCGCCCGGTCCAACTCATTGCCGGCCGCCTGGTAAGCGGCACGAGCGAGCTGCCGGTGCGGCTAATGGACATCGCAGAGTACCGGGCCTTGCCGGACAAGACGGCCGGGTTCGGCATGATCACGGCTCTGTCCTACGACCCGGCCATGCCCTACGGCAAGCTCTACGTCTTCGGCTCCACATCGGGCACGCTGAAGATCACGAGTCTCAAGCCGTGGACGCAGTATGCCGCGCTATCGTCCCCGCTCGATTTGCCCCCAGGCTATGTGCGCTACCTGCGCCACTCGCTGGCCGTCGAGATCGGCGCGGAGAACGAACGCCTGCCGAACATGGTCAGTGTCGCCATCGTGCGCGCAATGGAGCGGCAGATGTCCGTGCTCAACGCCCGGCCGGTCAAGATCAGCAACGACTGGATCACCTAGCGGGTGCCGACATGCTGGACGCCAGAGCGCTGCAAGGCGTTGGCCCCGCCCCAAGATCGCAGGTCACGCTACCGGCCTATGCCGGGTACGGCAACGTCGACGGGCTCATCACCAAGGATGACTTCCTGCTCAACTGCTACCCGGAGCAGCTGCCGGATGGGCGCACCTGCCTGACAACCAGGGCCGGCTATTCCGTACATAACCGCCCGCCCGGCGCAAATGCGACACCGCGCGGCATAACTTCCTTCAACGGCCACATATACACGGTCTTCGGTGATGTGTTGTATCGGGGGACGACGGCAATAGCCAATGTCGTCCAATCCGCCGACCAGATCACGAACAAGGTGTTCACGACCGGCTGGACATTCGTCAATGCCGGCATCGACGGATCGGGGCGCACCGACCCGTTCGGGAAGCTCGAGGCCTTCCGGCTGCGCAACACATCGACCAGCGATTCCACCATCACGCACTCGGCAATCACCGTCCCCGCCAACCAAAGGGTGTGGTTCGGGGTGTTCGTCAAGGACAATGCCGGACACACGACAGACGACGGGCACGTCCTGAAGCTGCGCGCCGAATTGACCGGCGGCACGGCCAAGACCTACGAGGCCAAGTTCAAGCCGACGGCCGGCTCGATTGGCACACACGAGATCACCGGCACGGCCGCCAATGGCGAATGCCTGATCAAGAGTGCGATGGGCGGGGGCTGGTATCTGTGCATCCTGCACATGACGACCGGCAACAACACCACGCTGACGGTTCGCATCGTCCCGTCCACCGGCACGAACCTGTCCGATTCCGACACCTTCACCAACGACCGCGGCAACATCTTCTATCACCCGTTCGTAGTCTTCACCACGACCGGCGCATCTGGGCAGGCATGGATGGAGGAGACCGGGATAGAAGATCGCTACCTTGCCGTGCTCGCCAACAATCAGCTCATGCTGGTCGGAACAGACGACATCCCATGGCCGGTGCGCGGGCTGCGCTACCAAACGGACGTGAAGGCAAGTGGGCTGGCTGCACTGGATGGCATGTTGGCCTTGCTGACGCGCAGCGGGTACCTGCTGCACAGCGAGCCTTACGAGCCGTTCAACTGGCACCCGAACGCTTACCTGAACGCGGAGTCGTTCCCGGACGAGGCGCTACACCTGGCGCGGCACATCAACTACCTGGCGGTCTTCGGGCGTCGCAGCATCGAGTTCTACTACAACGCCAAACTCGAAGAAGGCTCATCCTTCGGGCGCGTGGACGGGGCCATGCAGCAAATCGGGCTGGCTTGCACCAATGCCATCGCCAGTATCAAAGGTGTGCAGTTCTTCCTTTCCGACAAGCACGCCGTCTACCAGTTGGGCGAGACCAAACCGGCACGGGTGTCCACGCCCGCGATAGAACGCGCCATCGGCGCCAATCTGGCCAACCCGTGTACTGTCTACGCATCGTGCGTCGAGGCGGACGGGCATGTCTTCGCCATCTTCAACTTCACCTCTGACGGGATCACCCTGGCCTACGACGCTACTGCACAGGCGTGGATGTTCTTGCAGTACGGCGCGGGCGGCAACTACCGGCTCGGCATGGCCTCTCTGCACGACGGGCGCTACTACGCAATGGACACCTCTTCCGGGCACGTCTACCTCATAGGCGCAACAACACAGGATGTGACAGAGAACATCCGCGTGGAAGCAAGATCGTCCCGTGTCGACTTTGGGATACCGGGACGGAAGACGCTCGCCGGTGTCACCCTGGTGAGTTCGACCGGTACCGGCCTGATGTACTTCGACCACAGCGAAAACGGCTCGACCTGGCAGACCCGCTCATGGACGCCCGACCAACGCCATCACCGCGAGACCAGTCTTGGCCAGTTCGAGAGCCGCTACTTCCGTTGGCGCTACGAAGGAACGGAAAAAATCCAGCTCATCCAGGCGCACTTTGACATCGTGCGTTAGGCCATGGCCAGAATCGTCCCCCCGGTACACTTCCGCGACACGTCATCGCCGGGGTTCGTCGAATGGTTCAGTCGCTTCTACGAAATCTTCCGCCTGCGTCCTGCCAGATCGGCAGCCCATGCAGCCATAGCACCGGCGTTGGCCGGGACTCCTGCCGAAGGCTTTATCAACGCAGAACTCAAAGTTCCCGTCAGAAAAGGGCAACTCGTCACTATTTATGGAGCGGCTGGAGTACACTCCCCGACTGGAGAAGCACGCTGCAAAGTCATATTGCAGGTCGATTACACGGATGTCTTTATCACGTTTTCATCAGCTAGAACAGTTGCGGGGAATCACATATATATGGGGGTCGTGCGTTATATCATGAAATCGGACAAAAGCTACGATAAATTGAATGTCCGCATTGTGCTTCGCGAGGTATACAGCGTACACCGCCTGCTTCCATGCGTTTTGCTTGTGCGCGTATTCTGAGGGCGTAACATGCACCCGCCGCCTTACAAGAACCCGGAAATGGATGGAATGGAGTGGCGTGATTTTCTGCACCGCATGCAGGCTGAAAGCGCGCTTTTCTCTGACACCGGGCGCAGCGTAATGCCGGGGTTCAAGGGCGGGACATCGAGCACAGTGCTGTTCGAGACAGACCCAATGCCGGCAACACTCAATGTGTTGATACATTGGGGCGACAGATATGACGTTTCGCCTACCACAGGAACGACGCGGTTATTTGCCGGCAGCAGGGAACTGTTCAGCATTGCCGGGCTGCAGAACAGAGGCTGTTGGGTGGCCGAGGTCAAGCAGGGCGAGCGCATCAGGCTGACTTACTCCGAAGCAGTGATGCGCGACATGCACTACAGCGTGGAGCCTCTATAACCATGCCGGAACCATTACCTTCTCCGCATGCTGCCACCGCTGACCCGCGTTGGCGCGCATATTGGTTATCCCTGGTCAGTCAGCAAGGAAGGTCCAAGATCGTCGACGCCAATCCCCTGGTCTCGCCTACGTTCCTCAATCCGACTTCAGAAGTCACTGCGTTCGATGTCAATGTCGATGCACATGGCGAGATACTGATAGAGCTAAAATCAGACACATTTGGTGAGATCTATAGCTTATCCCCCTTTTTGATAACTCGAATGGCCAAAGGGACCCACAAGTTATACATCAACGGTCAATTGGTGCACCAGCTTACAGACAAACTATGCCATATGGTTTACTGGACTGAGGCCGAGGGCATCACCAACATCAGGCTGCGCAGCACGATTACATCACCTGACCCGCACATTTATGAAATTATATTCGGCTACGGCATCATTCACTACTGAGAAGTAACCATGCCAAGACTGATCCGCGACGAACGCCTCATTGGGGTGAACCAGCAACTCCAGGACGTTGTTCGCAAGGCAGTCACACGCGCGCCATGGGACATCCTCGTGGTCGAGGGGTTGCGCACGGTAGAGCGACAGAAAAAACTGGTCGAGGCCGGTGCGTCGTGGACGATGAACAGCCGGCACCTGACCGGACGGGCAGTGGACCTTGCGCCCTACATCGACGGGGGCCCAAGGTGGGATTGGCCGCTGTTCTACAAGCTGGCCGACGCCATGAAGACCGCCGCGCGTGAACTCGGCGTCGGCATCGTGTGGGGCGGCGATTGGCGCCCGCCGCGCAGGGACGGCCCGCACTTCGAGCTCAAGGCATGAGCACGATCACACTCCCGGCCTGGCTGGCGGAGCCCGAGCAGCTCAACGCCCGCATCGTGTGCATCTACGGCGGGCGCGGCAGCGGCAAGTCCTGGGGCGTCGCCAGGCGGCTGCTGCTCGACTCCATGCAGATGCGCACGCGCATCCTGTGCTGTCGTGAACTGCAGGTCTCGATCCGCGATTCGGTCTTGCAATTGCTGCGCGAGCAGATCACCAAACTCGCGCTCGACCAATACTTCGACGTCGGCGAGACATACGTCCGCTGCAAGGCGACCGGCAGCGACTTCATCTTCAAAGGGTTGCGCAACAACGCTTCCGAGATCAAATCGACCGAGGGCATAGGCCGGTGTTGGGTCGAGGAAGCGCAGGCCGTATCGGAAGAGTCATGGGATTATCTCCTGCCGACGATCCGGGACAAGAACGCGCGCATCTACATCACCTTCAACCCGCGCTACGACAGCGACCCGACCTACAAGCGGTTCGTGGCCAACGACTACCCCGGCTGTTACCGGCGGCTCGTCAACTACACGGACAACCCGTGGTTCCCGGAAACCTCGATGCCTGAGCAGGTCGCCTATCTCAAGGCGACGGACTACGACGCCTATCGGCACATCTGGCTTGGCGACACCATCGTCCAGAACCGGGCGCAGGTCATCGCCGACAAGGTCGAGGTCAACCGCTTCGAGCCGGCGATGGACTGGGACGGTCCCTACTTCGGGCTGGACTTCGGTTATGCCGCAGACCCAACGGCTTGCACGAAATGCTGGATACACGGGCGCACGCTGTACGTCGAACACGAGGCCTACGGCCTGCACGTCGACATGGACGCGCTGCCGTCTTTCCTGGACACGGTGCCTGACATCCGGCGCTACACGGTG